TTGAAGCCCTTGCCATAATTTTGCAAGTCTTCATTGCCATATTCTCTAGGGGTATCAAGGGCGTGACCAACTTCATGCCCGATTAATAAGTCTTCCATCTCTGGCGTCATATCGTTCCAGACAGGAAGAGTAAGGGTGCGAGACTCTACATTGAAGGACGCGGTATCAGTCTTACGATACTCTACGTTAATGTTTTCTGTTGCCAGAAGCCTGGCTAGATTGGTCTTGGTATTTTGTGTTGTCAACATACGGTGCCTTTTTCAGTATGTATGTATTCTATCATGGTTTTAACTTTGTGTCAAGCGGCAAGTAATTC